GCACGTTACTGCCAAAAATCGAGTAAATATCCGCAGTAAAAATTGATTGCTCCTGCGGCAGTTGTTTCCAATTATTATCTCCCACTCCATTTGGGTAGTTTTTAGTAGATTCTACACATCTCCAATATTTTCCAGAATATTTTACTAACATGCCTCTATTAAATGGTTCAAAGACACTTGTAGGAGTACCACCTATATCAACAAATTGGTCTTCTAGTTTTTGTATTGTATTTGTTATGAATTTTCCCTCTATAATTAAAGAATACCGAGGGTCAAGTTTAGGTATTATAAATTCTCTATAGTAGACGCGATTAAGTGTGAGTTCCCTATTTCCCAATGTCGGATGCACTTCGGGTTTGCGTCCGTACTCTCTTCTATTTATTTTTTCTTTATAAATCTGAGGTTTTAAGGTTCCAGTTAGCTTTTTTTCAGTGCCTATTGCATTAATTAATGAAATAGTGGGTCTGTAGTCAGATAATGCTCCAATGATGTTTGTAAGTGTGTATAAAGGAAAATATTTGTCGTATGTACCATTTAAATTTTCATGTAACTGATTATCTTCCGCAGCAAACAACGTCTCGAACGGTTTTCCCACGCGATTTCTTGGGGCGAGGAAATCGAAGCCTGAAATTTTTGGAAAAGTAAAGTCGGGCATTTTTATGTCTAAAGTTGTATTACTATTTTACACTCTAAAGTATTAAAATATACAAATGGAAGAAACATGGATTTTATATCAAACTACAAATTTAATTAACGGGAAACTTTATATTGGTGTCCATAAAGTTGTTAATACTGCATTATCCAAACGATATTTGGGAAGTGGAGACAGAATAAAAGCGGCTATTAAAAAGTACGGAAGAGAAAATTTTGTAAGGAAAACTTTAGTTGAGTTCAAATGTTTTGAAGATGCTTACGCAGAGGAGGCTAAAGTAGTTACTAAAGAATTTGTTAAACGCTTAGACACTTATAATATATGCCTCGGCGGTAAGGGAGGAGTTAATCTTACGGAAGAAATGAAAAATAAAATTAGTAAGGCTAACTCAGGGAAGATTCGCAGTGTAGAACATAGTGCTAAACTTAGCGCTGCAAACAAAGGAAGGACTCATAGCGAGGAAGCAAAAGTAAAAATCTCAATAGCTGGTAAGGGTAGGATTAAGTCTGAAGAAACAAGAGCTAAACTCTCGGCTGCAAACAAAGGTAAGAAATTAAGCAAAGAACACATAGAAAAATTAAGGGTTGCTAGTCTTCCTAAGCACGTACCTGTTGTAATAAACGGTAAATACTACGAAGGAATAAGATTTGCAGCTAGAGCAGAAAATATACTTACACATAAAACTGTACGAGATAGAGTTAAATCCACTAACCCTAAGTGGTCTGGATGGAGGTACGCTACTGAGGAAGAAAAGCGTAATTATATGGCTGATGCGCTACAATGATGGTAGTCCATAAAACTTTTTGCCGTAACTATGTCAATTTTCGAGGAAGTAACCCAACTAAATTTGTTAGAAGACCTCGATTCTGAACTTCTATTTGCCAATACCCCTGTACCCCTCAATGCTTCCATTCAGGGGCAATATAGCGTAGAAATAAATAGCTTGACTGCGGATGCCCATGCTGCTTTAACACATCCTGATACTGCTGATAGACCCCCACTGAAGGAGTTATCGCAGATGAGCCAAAAAGACCCAATAGCATCTCAGTGTCTGTCTTTTAAGGCTTTAAGATGCACATCGTCATTTGGAGACTACAAACATAGTAAACGGGAGATAGAGGAGTTTATAAACTCAAACTTAAGAACATTACCTAAAAGTTTTAAACAAATAATCTTTAAATTATTCAGCTCAGTAATCCTTCACGGAATCGGACTTGCAGAATTTACTAAATCTTCTAAAATACGTGGATATCGTGGGCAGTGGAGAATTGGCAACATCAATGTTTTAGACCCAGAGCGTGTGATTAGCTTTGGAAAGTCGTCAAAAACTGCTGGGAAGATAGAGTTTGTCGAGTACGACAATGGTGGGGGTAAGATTGTTAAGATACCGTACCAGAAGATTTTGCATATCACAAATAATTCAGGTTGTACATTTGATAAGGCTGCTGTTTGGGGTGTTGGCGATGGTGTAAGTGCGTTGCCATATTACAAATTAAAGCGTGTGATACTCACCCACCTCGCTCTCCGCATTAAAAACGACAGCGAAGGTTTACTCTGGGCTAAAACACCCAGTAATGGTACAACAACTTTAATAAATCCTGATGGGTCAGTTAAGAAAGATAGTAAAGGTAAACCATTAGAGGTAACAAAACAAACTGCTCTTTCATATCAACTAAAAGATATTCAAAAAAGAGGATTCATTGTCACTGATAATGATGTTGAACTTACTCGTATTCAGATACAAAACACTGCCGATAACCACTTTAAAGCACTAGAATATATCGATAGAGGCATCCAATCAAGTTTTGCCGTACCTTCAGGCATCTTTGACGTTAATAGCGGCTCAGGAACCACGAATCTCGGTAACAATGGTTTCGGTCAGAATTTCAAGATGACCTTTGACTCAACTATCTTTGCATTAACCACTACTCTCAAACACGAAATTATTCATAAGATGATTCGTGGCTTATTGTATGATAATTTCCCTTCGAGTTGGTTCAGCGAAGATTGGGGCGAGTTTGTATTCGATGTCGAAGAAGACCAAGCAACAGTTAACGGTCGTCTTAGCACCATTACTTCACTTATCGCATCTGGTATTATTCCTGCCGATGACGTTGAAGTACTTAGCCTCATTCGTAAGAATCTTGGACTACCTTCACTCGATGAAGAAGAGAAAGCCAAGAAACAAGAAGATGCACTTAAGGCTGAGGTACAAAAAGAACTTGAGAAACAAAGTCAAGTCTTATCTCTACAAGCGCAAATCCAGCAAATGCAAGCACCTCCTCCCCCACCAGAAGGACAAGCTGAGCAATATCCTCCTCAAGAGGGAGCGCCGCAAGCATAGTAGTCGTGCTATATTAAAAAAGTCCTAGAGGGATTCGTAGGCATTACGAAATTACTGATTTCTAGAGTCGGTGGTTGAACCTGTCAAAAACCGTAGGCATCACGGGACTCTTAACTGAGGCGCAAAAGTTAAGAGTCGAAACTGCCAAATATTTACAGGCTCTGAAAGGCTACTAACAGTCCTCAAACTTCGGAGCAAAACAGCAGACTAAGCCTCTCACTGAAGCTGAAACTAGTCTGCGCCCTCTTTATTCTTTTTCTGCCGCTTCTTCCTTCTTTTTTCTGACGTATTTCTTAGCTTCTTTTTCTACTACAGGACTAATTAGGTTCTGTAGCCCTGTTTGATAAATATTTGCTCCAAAGTTAGTAAAATGTTTCATTATATCTTTAAGGTGTAGTGTCGATTATCGTTGTTGTTGAGTAATTTGATATTTTGTGGTTATTAAAAGCATACATCCTCGCGTAATATGTGACAGTCCCTGACAAACCAAAAATAACAAATTTGTTATCTGCACTTCTTGTAATATCAAGTTCTTGAAGTATTGTAAACGTATTAGCTCGACTGATTTCTATTTTATAATCGGTAGCATTAGCTACCTGTGAGAAAGTTAACTCTACTTGACTTTCATCAAGTATATTGACATTAGTAATACTTGGTGCTGAAGATATAGCTAATTCAGTGTACGGCTCAGCAGGTGTATTGATGGTCAGTGTAGTCGATGGTGAAGCTGTGCGATTTGTTCCGTTGTAGCCATAGGCACGTAAATAATAAGTTCGGTTAGGTTTGAGTAAAAGCTCTAAGCTGTTGGAACTGCTCTCAAAATAGCTGTTATCTAACGTAAACGCGCTGTCACGCGCCAAATTAAGTAAATACTTAGAATATCCAGTCAGAGTTACACTTGCTCGGTCAAAACTAGCACTTCCACTTAAAGTTACTGTAGGAACCGTAAGAGGTGCAGTACTAGGTTCTTCTGTATCACTAAACAAGTTAGTTCTAAATAAATACGGGATAGAGATGTTTGAATTTGAGTCATATACAATTACCTGATATTGAGTGTCAGCAGAAAGAGATTCAAATGTATAATTAGCCACATCACCTATGTTTTTAGGAAATGTGAAACCACTTACAGGAACATAATTGCCAGTATCAAGAACTTTAAGTTGAACGCTGTATGAAGTAGCTCCAGAGGTTTTTTTCCAGTAGGCAGAAAAAGAAGTTTTACCAATTATTCCCTTGTAAATGGCAAGAGACGAGGTACTGACCACATTAGAGTAAATACCACCATCATAATTGCCACGAATATAATAGTTGACAGTAGAATCGAGAATGTTACTGATATCAAAGATGCCTGTATTTGAAACAGTTCGAGGATAACCTTTAAGTAAGAATTTAAAATCAGAATCAGTGCTAACTTCTAAATTATTTAGGTTATAAGTCCAAGTGAGTAGATTTTTAGCTAGTTGCAAAATTGGTGCAGCAGCTTTTGTTGAGAAAGTTTGTACAGCAGTCGTTTTTGTGTCGCCAGATGCTGTTTTTCCAGTAATTGTGTAACTGTAATTACTACTTGGCTCCAAAAATAAGTCGATAGTATGCGTATTGGTGTTTCCGAGACTTTTATTACGGTAGAAGTTAACTCCTAGGTAAGCATTTGACTCTGTTTTCCAAACCGATAGAAGATAATCGGTGTAGCTGCCATTTAAAGTCCAGCCAATGACAGCCGAAGTATCTGTAATACTAGTTGTAGTGACTCCAGTGATGCTTGTAAGGGCTGCTGAGGTGGTTGTAGTGGCAGAGTTGGAGTAATCTGAGGACTGACTAGAATTGAGCGCTCTAATGCGAGAATAATAGGTAGTTGCAGGGCTAATACCTTCATTCAACAGTAAAG